TCCACATACTCAATGGGGATGAGCGTACCAGCATAGCCGTTGGCGATGCTGCCCACCGTTTCACAGGTGACTTGGTGGGCAAGGCCGGTGTCCGTGTCAGCGTTCTCCATCCGCCCGGTCACGACAAAGTTTAGGTCCTCACAGGAGAAGCGGGTGCCATTGGCCACCTCTTTGTTAAACTCCGCCCGGAACACCGCAGCGCTGGCCGGATAGGGGGACATATTGCGGTCAGAGGCCCGCTTGATGAGATATTCACGGGGGGCTGTCAGCAGATAGGTGGCGGAAAAAACGTAGTCCAGCCCTATGTAGAGCTGGGCCAGCTCTGCCATAGACGGGGCCACGCCGTTCATCACCATTGAGCCCTCCCGCTTGTCTATGCTGGGGTCCACTCTGGCAAGGGCGCTTTTCAGCAGCGCCTCATAGGTTTTACTTTCAAACATTCAGATTTCAACCTCCTTTGTGATGTCCATATCACCATAGATGCTGTGGACCACAAAGGAGGCCAGAACACTCCGCCGCCCAGTCTCAAAGGTCCAGGTGTCCACACTGGTGATGCGGTCATCCTGCTCCAGCGCCTCCGTGATACGGCGCTTTATTTCGCTCATGGCATAGTGCTTGGGCTTGCCGATCAGGTCAGTCAGCTCAGAGCCATAATTGCGGGAATAGATGGGGTAGGCGTAGCGCTCCACATTCAGAATGAGATACACCGCCTGGATGAGGGCATCCCGCTTGTCCGTCATGCCGGTCACCTTGTTGCGGTCTATGTCCAGCTTGTGGGTATAGCCCGGCTGCTCATCCAGGGCAAAGCCGATGAGGTCAAGGTTCTCTCCCGTTGTCGGTAATGTAGCCATTAGGTCAGCGCCTCCCATCTGTCCAAAACAATGTATTTCTGCCCGCCATCGCAGCGCAGCAGGATGACCTTTTCCCCGTTCTTGAGGGCAAAGTGAAATTTCCACTTTTTGCGGCCTTGGTATTTGTGCTTGTGGGAGGCAAATTCTGCATAGCCTCCGCCGCCGCTTTCCTCCTCCGTGTAGTGTGGGCCCTCGCTCTTTCCCGTGCCCTCAATGGTGGACATCTCCACGGAGAAGTCCCGCACACTGTTGGTGAGGATGAGCTGGGCCTCAGTCAAGGTCTTTTTCTGGTCCACCATGATCTTGAGCGGGTCAACGGAGGTAACGGTGCCAAAGCACATGGCCATTGGGGCCCCGGCGTTGACGGCCTCCACCGCCGCCTGTTTCACGGCACGGACCAGCTCATTGGCATCAAGCGACAAATGTACCACCTCGCATTTTTAGCTCCATGAGGTGCTGGCCCTCGTTAAAGGTGTGCTTGACCTGTTCCACCATGAGGTAGTTGGAGACATTGATGTCTCCCAGGCCCAGCATGACCACCAGCAGGGTGCCAGCCCTCACCCGGACATCTCCCAGCACATCCTTGAGCTTGAGCGTGCGGGTTTTGGTGTTGTACAGGTCCAGCAGAGCGTCCGCCATTGCCTTGGCATTTGCGGTGCTGTCCAGTTTCTCATAGTATTGGAGCACGCCCCACTGGTTCATGTTGGAGCTGTCCTGTGCTATGTAGATTTCCCGCTTGCCTGTGTCCTTGTTCTCGTAGGTCAGCTTGATCTTGTCATAGGTGCTGGAGGTGATGGAGCTGGAATAGTCATAATCTCCAGCGGCCTCATCATCAATGAGCATATTGATTTTCATACTACCCAGGGCCTTGAGCGTCAGCTTGCCCACATCGTCATAGAGCACATACATCTGCCCGGTGGCCTTGAGCGTTTCGTCCAGGGCATTTTGGATGATGTCAAAGAGGGTTTGATTATCCTCCACCCGGCTCTCAATGGTGTAGCCGGTATCATCCAGGCCGCCCACCTGGAGCTGGAAGTCCTCCGCCACCATCTTGATGACATCGGAGGCTGTCTTGTTGGCGTAGACATAGGTGTCTTTGTTCTTGAGGTAGTAGAGCTGGTCATACACCGTGCAGGTGATGACCTTGGGGTTGCTGCCCTTGCGGGACTTTTCAAAAACAAAGCCATAAAAAAGCGGGGTGCCGTCCACAGAGAAGCGGACCGGGTCCCCCTCTTGAAAGCTCAAGCCATCGGTCTTGACCACATCAAACTTGAGCTTGCCCGGCTGGCCCTGCCGTTCCCACTCCACCGTTACACCCTCAACGGTGACCGGGTACATGACGGTGCCGCCGTGCTGGATAATGAGCTCATAGGTCATGGGATGGTCAGCTCCTGCCCAGGATAGATGAGGTTAGGATTGCTGATTTTATCCTTGTTGGCCTCATAGATTTTGGTGTACTGGGACCCATCGCCGTAGTATTTCTTGGCGATGGCCCAGAGGGTGTCACCTTTTTGGATTGTGACAGAGCTGGCCGTGGGTGCCGTGCTGGCCTCCCGCTCCGTTTCTACTGTCACGGTCTGGGTCTGGGTGTCGGTGGACTGCTCCACAGCAGCGGTCTTTGTACCGTAGTCCCTCCACTGCTTGAGGTTGACATCCACGCTGACATCCAGGCCCTCCTTTGCGTCCTCTGTGATGGTGTAGTCCTCCACACTCACCTTGATGTTGGTGTCGTAGAGCACGCCACCGCTGGGGGAGGTCCGCACCAAGATGAATTGGGTGGCCTCCTTGGAGGTTTTCAACTTCTCCAGGACCCCCAGGTAATAGTCCGGGGACTGGCTGCCGCCCAGCATGGGGAGGTCAAAGGGCACGATCAGCTCAGTGAGGCCAGCCGTGCGGAGGAAATTGATCTCACCCTCATTGAGCAGCACCAGGGTCTTGTTTTTGTTCTTGATCTTGACAGTCAGCTTGGACGGGGTGGGCATTTCCACCCCGCCCAGATAACAGGCATAGCTCATGCGTGCACCCCCTCTGCGGCAGTCAGCAGCGCCTCAGTAAAGCCATCGGTGAGCTGGCTGATAACACCATCCAGGTCCATGCTGCTGTCAATTTTGTTGGTCATGCCGGTCATATCAATCTTGACCTCCGCTGTGGTAAAGCGGTTGATGGCATCCCGCTCTGCAATGTCCCGCAGATATTCCAGCTCATCCTCCGTCACATCCAGGCTGTCAGACAGGGCGCTTGCACCCGTGCTGGCGCTGTCTGCAATATCGCCGGTGTCGCTGGAAATGTCGCTCAGGTCATAGCCCAGGCCAGTGGTATAGTCATCAATGCTGCCGATGTCGGTACTGCCAAAGTCAAACAGGCCGCTCACCTTATCGGCCACACCGTCACCCCATGCCGCTCCGGCGCTAAAGGCATCGGAGGCCCAGCCCTCAGAAAAGGCATCAAAGGTGTTGAAGCCCTCATTAAAGGCATCGGCCACGCTGGTGTAGTCCTCTTTGCTGTCGTAGGCCTCAGCGGACTTGGCCGCATATTCCTCTGCCTTGCTGGTGATGCCGGAGTAGTCAAACTCCACAAAGGGCAGCTTGTTCAAGGCCTCGCAGATGCCCGCCACAACAGTGAGCGCCGTGGAGAGCAGATTGTAAAACCAGCCTTGGACATTGGCAATGACATTGTGGAAAGCGGTGCCGATGTTGCTACAACAGGCCCCCAGGGCGTTCCAGATGCCCAGGGCAATGTTGGCCACCAGGAGGCCCAGGTTTTTGAATGTAGCGCCCACAACGGCAATGCCGCCGGTGATGATACCAAAGCCGGTCTGTGCCAGGCCGGTGGTCTTTGCAATCCAGTTGCACACGGCCACCAGGGCCGCCACAAGAGCGATGATGGCCACCACTATCCAGGTAATGGGGCACGCCGCAAGGGCTGCATTGAGGCCGTACTGGGCCGCAGTCTCTGCAAAGGTCGCTCCCGTTGCCATAGCTTGCGCCGCTGCTTTCACGCCCTCAGATGCGGCGTGCACAGCGTTGATGGTTGCCACCACAGCGGAGATGGCTGCATAGGCCGCCAGGGCGGCCACGATGCCCAAAACGATGGGCTCTATGACGCTCCAGTTGGTTTGCACAAAGGAGGCAAAGTTGAGGGCCCCGGTGACCATATCCGTGAGGAAATTGAGAATTATACTGAGCACCGATACAAAGCCCATAGCCAGGGCCTCAATTTGCGGGAGGTTGTTTTGAAATGCCCCCACAAAGTTGAGCACCGCCGGGTAGATACCAGCGCCTATTGTCTCCTCAAGGTCCCCCAGAGTGTTCTTAAATTGGATGATTTGGGCCTCTGGGGTGCTGCTCATGGTTTCATACAGGCCGCTCCAGCTCTCATCAATGACATCACCGATGACAGCAGCGGCTTGCATCTCCTGGCTCAGGCCCACATAGTCCTCACCCAGCTCCGCCACAACTTGGGCATTTGTTGCTGTGCCCTCAATGATGGCTTTCTGGGCATCGGTAAACTCAAAGCCCTTTTTGGTCATAGCGTCATAGCTGCCGGTCATGATCTTGCCTATGCCGGTGGCGTAGTCTACCATAGCCGTGCTGTCCAGCTCTCCGCCGCCGGACATTCCCATTGCGTAGTTGCTCAGGGTGTCCATCATGCTGAGTAGGGCCTCACCGTCTGAGAAGTAGGTGGACAGCTCGGCAGCACCTGCAATCATGGCCTCATCGCCATAAATGCCCTTGCTCTGGATTTCACTGGCCTTGTCCAGCACCTGGTCATAGTAGTCCAGGGAGCCCATGTTGCCCATGACGGTACTGAGCTGGATTTGTGCATTGATCTGAGTGTCCGCAGCGCTCAGGCTGTCGGTCACCAGGCTCTTGATAGAGGACAGGCTGGCATAGGCCGCCACCATAGAGGTGATTTTACCCAGCAGCTTGTCCGCTGCCTCGGTGCCAGCGTTGATGCTGGCGTTGAGCCGTTCCTCCTGGGTTTTGGCGTTCTGCTCCTGTTCCGCTGCCCTACGGTAGCCCTCCGCCAGCTCATCCACCTCACTGGAGGCCTCCGCAAGCTGGGCCCTGGCCTCCTGGATGACGGTGGCATCCATTGCTTGGCCAGAGGCTTGCTGGACCTGCTCAAAGGCCCCCAGCGTTGTGTCCAGGGCCGCCGTGACCTTTTTGAGCACGGCGCTCATGCCGTCATTGAGCGTCATTTGCGATTTGATAGTTGCCACGGTTTCACCACCTTAGAAAAGCTCCGCTCCCATCGCAAGGAGCGGAGCCGCTGGTCATTTCTTCTTTTTCGCCTTGCGCTTGAGCTCCGCCTCCTGTTTCTTCTCCGCCTCACAGCGGGTCTTGATAGAGGCGATCACAAAAGCACGCTCCTTGACCGGCAGGTTGAGAAACTTGGACGGCTCCCAGCCAAATTTTTGCAAACAAAAGTGTGCATAATTGGCCTCTGGGTCACCGTCCGTGATTAGTTTTTTGCCTCGTCTACCAGGTCAGTCTCGCTCTTGAAGCCGTTGGTCTGGAATACCTCCAGCACATAGTCATCAAACTCACCGCCGATGAGCATTTTACCCAGCAGCTCATGCGGCGTGGCGGTGCCCCAGCTATCTTGCAGCTCTGCATTGTTGAGGTCCGGGAACACCGTGCAGCGGGCGCACACCTTAGCCTGGAAAGTATAGGTGTCAAGCTGCTGGGTAAACTGGTTTTTCTTGCCCGGCACCGGCACCTGCTTGATGCAGCCGGAGCGGATGCGGGCGTATTCATCGGCGGAGATACAGCAGATTTCCCACTCCAGGGGCTTTCCGTCCTCCCCCACAAAGCGGGGGGAGGCGGCAAAGCGGTGGTTTTCAATCTGCTGGACATTGGGCCGCATAAAAGCGGACAGGGTATTACTCATGGATGATTTCCTCCTTTAGTTAATCAGAGCCGCCTTTTACATATAGGACGGGTTGGTGTACTTCTCCGGGCGGGTGAAGCTGTCGCAGTAGCCCTCAATGTCCTGCTCCACGAAGTCACCCTCATTGTTGAACATGGACAGCAGCACATCACCATCCAGCACACAGTCATTGTAAATCTTGGTGCTCCGGCCCACGGTGGCGGCGGGGTCATCGTTGGAGGTCTGGATGGTGAAAGTGGGCATCACCCCGGTCTTGACAAACTCCTCAATGACATCATCAAAGATTTCCGTGCACTTGTAGATGGTCATGCTAAAGGCCAGGGCAACGGTCTGGGGCTTGTGACCCACCACGGGGTTGCCCAGCTTGTAGACCTCCTTGGTGTTGACAGTGGCCTTTCCCTCAAACTCCTTGGCCATCAGCATGGAGTAGCGGGTGCCATCAATGGTGACAAAGCACTCCGCATAATTGGCGCTTACAGCGTCCAGCGTGTTCATAGTGGCGCTATTCATACCTTATCCCTCCTTTACTGGATGACCACGCTCATGTAGAGCTGGGCCATAGCGTTGACGATGTTGAGGCCGTTGATGGTCAGCAGCACCGCCTTTTTCTTGTCACCCTGCTCACAGGTGACCGTTTCCTCATCAAAGTCCTCCACAGCCCGGATGCTCTCCAGGTCCCGGATGAGCTTGCAGATGTCACCCCACAGGGCGGAGCGGCCAGAGGCATCATTGGGCACGGTGCCCACATAGCGGGTGTTGAACAGGACCGCCGTGTCATTGGCGATCTGGTCACACACACGCATGGTCTGGTTGCTCTGGAACACCTCACCCTTGGTGTCGGACAGGGTGAGCAGGGTGTTGATGTCCTCCAGGACACGGGTGACCCCGTTGACATTGTGCATGATAAACTTGCCAGCCTTGAGGGCCGCCTCAAGCTCCGCCTGGGTATAGTCGGTGTCAACGGTCAGCTCACCATCATACTTGTAGTTGGTGAGGGACTTGTTGACGGCCACACCGGCCTGGGCACCAGTGACCCAGTAAACCAGGACGTTCTTGTCCACATCGGAGATGGTGGAGTGGGTCACCTCATTCCACACGCCGATCACGCCCTCATAGTCAACGGTGGAGGGCTGCCAGGCCACAAGCTGGAATTTAGCACCCACCTCATCACGCATACGCTCAGTATAAGATGCGTAGAGCTTGACGATGGTGGCATCAGAGGCCGGGCAGCAGAGCGTATTGAAAGAATACGCCTCGATCTTGTCCAAAAAGCTCTGGTGACTGTCACCAGTGATGCCGGTGACATCGGTGCCGCCGGTCAGCGGAGTGCCCGCCGTGGCTGCCAGCTCAAGGCCCTTTTTCCAGGTCACATAGTCATTGGCAGTCAGGTCCGTGGCCTGGGCCACCGTCTGGGTGTCCACACAGGTGCCGTCCAGGTAGGTGCTGACATCCCACAGGCTCTCATCATCCACATTGGCCGCAATGACAATGGTGATGTCATTGCCCCGCACACCGGGGTACTTGGCACTTGCCAGGGCACAGGAGGCCGTAGAAGCCCCGGAGCCCAGGCGGTAGCAGTAGACCGTGGTGGCGTGCAGGAAAATCTCCCGCAGGGCCAGCAGTTTGTCACTGTCATAGGAGTAGCCAAAGATGGCCTTGCTGTTCTTCTGAAACTCCCCGGAGGTGACAGCAAACACCTCATTTTCAGGGCCCCAGCTCAGCATAAAAGGAGCCGCCGCATATCCTCTGTCAGACAGAGTAGCGGAGGCCTTAGCGATGCTGGAGAAATTGATATAGCTGCCGGGCAGGACCTTGTTCTGGGTCAGCCAGATGCCGCCGCCTAAAGCC